AGACGCCAAGGCTGTCTATCCATCTCAGACTGGTAACTCTGGTAAGTACTTAACTACCAATGGTTCTGCTGCATCTTGGGGCACTGTAAATGGTTTAATTAATTGGACTCAAAGAGCAACAAGTAATATAGATGGGAATGGTGGGTATTATCAAATTGCTTATAATGGTTCTAATTTATATGTTGCCGTTGGTAATTCTGGTAAATTAGCAACATCTCCAGATGGTATTACTTGGACTTCAAGAACATCTGGTTTTGGTGCAAATGAAATTTATTCAGTTGCTTATGGAAATGGTGTGTGGGTAATTGTTGGCGTAAGTGGTCTCATATCATCTTCCACAGATGGCATTACCTGGACCGCAAGAACTTCAAATATGTCTACTAACACAATTCAACACGTTGCTTACTTAAACGGAACCTTTGTTGCTGTTGGAGAAGGTGCCAACGGAGGCACAGGTGGAATTACAACTTCTACTAATGGAACTACCTGGACAAAACGTACAACTCCTGCCAGTTCTGGCTCCACTGGTTATTATGTAACATACGCTAACGGTTATTATGTAGTTGCTACTAGTAGTGGTACTAGCAAAAATTTATTATTTTCAACAGATTTAGTAACTTGGACAGCAAGTGCAACAAGTATGCCTAGTAACGCAACTATGTGGATTTACTGGGATAGTACTAACTCAAGATGGGTTGCAAGCAATTTAGGATTTATTAGCACAACAACAACAACAACTCCAGCAGCAACTTGGACTAACTGGGTTGATGGTGGTAGAGCATTTAGTAACGGAGTGCAAGAAAATAGAAATATAAATGTTGCAAATGGATATATGTGGTCATATATTAGTAATACCAATAATTCTGCAATTATTGGTGCAAGTTTAGAATTAGCGGGAAATTATACTAAAACCAAAAAAATTATAAATAATGTCCCCTGTATTCCAGGTTTAGAAGGTTCTGGAAGTGCGCTTCTGTATGAAAGCGATTCTAGAATAATGTGGGCAGATGGCTATGGAAGAATTTACACTTCATTTTAAGGAGATATAAATGTATACACATACAGCAAATAATAATGGCACTTGTGACATCAAATTAAATGGCACAAAGATAGATACAGTAGGTCCTTGGGAGACTAAATCGGAGGCTGATGCTTGGGGTACAGCGGTCTGTGCTAAGTACAACTCTGCAGAGTATGCAGAATGTGCATATCCAAATGAACTGCCTACTGAATAATTTTTTGCGCCCAAATATTTAAAGGAGATTAACTAGTGCCAGATAAGAAGACTCGTGGCGTTAGTAACCTCGCCAATAAGATTCCTGACGTCCCCGATGCTCCTACAGTATCTGCGGTCAACGTAGGCACTGCCCGTGCCTATAACAATGGCGCAGCCACTGTAACTATCTCTAGTCCTACAGGTGGCCTTCCTTCTTCCTACTCCATTACAACCACGCCCTCAACAGTTACAACAACTGCTACAACAAGTCCAGTAACATTGACGGGCCTAGCAAGTGCTACCTCTTATACAGTAACTGTCACTCCATCTAATGTGAGTGCTACTGGTACTGCTACTACCTCTTCTTCCTTTACAGCAACAACAGTTCCACAGGCGCCGACTATTGGTACTCCTACTGTTGCTACTGGTCAGTCTTATACAGGTAATGCAAATGTATCAGTTGCATTTACTGCTGGTGCTACGGGTGGAGCAAGTGCTACATATACTGCCACATCATCTTCTGGTAATACTGCAACAGGAGCAACAAGTCCTATTGCGGTCTCTGATACTGTAGGTGTTGCTCGTACATATACTGTTACTGCAACAAATGCCAATGGCACATCTACTGCATCTAGTGCATCTGCATCTGCCACCCCTGTATCTGTTCCTCAAGCCCCTACAATTGGCACCGCAACTGATGCGGCAACTAATGGAGCAGTTTCTGTTACCTTTACAGGTAATGCGACTGGCGGTTCTGCTATTACTACCTATACAGCAACATCTTCTCCAGGCTCTATTACTGGAACTAGCGCAACTTCTCCTATTACAGTTTCGGGCCTTACAAATGGAACTGCATATACTTTTACAGTCACTGCTACAAATGCTAATGGAACCTCTGCTGCATCATCATCTTCTAATTCAGCAACACCAACACTTCCATTACCAGTAGTCACTGGTGGAACACTTACATCAGATGCAACTTATTATTACAGAACATTTAATGATAATGGAACTTTAAGCATTTCAGTTGCACCACTTATTGCTGATTACCTTGTAGTTGCAGGTGGCGGAGGTGCAGCGGGAGGAGTTCAAAACTCAGTTAAAGGGGACACATTTAATGGAGGAGGAGGTGGTGGTGGAGGTATTGTTTAT